CAATAGAAAAATGGAAATTTAAAGATATAGAATCTTATCTAAAATTTGCTATTAGTGTATTAGCAAGAACAGAAAATAAAAATATATGGAAAAACTAACCCTTCCTAGTCAGAATGTATTAGACATAGATGCAAATAAACGAGTATTAGAAGCTAAGTATATTCCAAAGTTTAGAAAAATCTTTAACAATATAGCTAATGACACTTCAACTCTTTTAAATAGAAGTCTTAATATCAATTCAAAAGAAATAGCAGACAATTATAAACCTGATGTAATAGCATTATTAAGACAACTATATAGAGATACAATTAAGAAATTCGGGTTTAGAACAAGGAAGGAAGTAGAGAAAAAGTTTAATATAAACTTTAATATTTTGTTAGAAATGAAAAAGTTTGAGATTAAACAAGATGATATTATAAATGATTTTATATTAGAAGAGGAACAAGAGTCAGATTTAAATAGTGAATTCTTTGCATTGTCTACTCTATTCATTAATAATCAATCAGAAAAACAATCAGAGTTAATAACTAATACAACTCAAAAACAAATAGACACTATATTATTCTCTTCAATAACTGCTTACAATTTATCACTATCAAAAAACATAACTACTCAACAAGAATTACAACAAGAAATAACAAGTCTTAGAATATCAATCTTTGGAGGTGATAGTAAAGAAAAACAAAAGAAATTAAAGAAATTAGAGAATGAGTTAGATAAATTAAAGAATAAAGAGAAATCAATGATTAAGAATAAGAATAAGATAGTAGCTAATGAGTTTAATAGTGGATTTAAAGATAGGAGTAAATCAAGAAGTGAAACTATATCAGAGTTTGAAGTAGGACAGACAGAATCATATACAAGGAATATGGAAGGAGAATTATTGAATGGACTTGTAGTAGTAGATGCAATTGTGAGTGTAAAAAAAAACTGGGTTAGTATGGGAGATTCTAAAGTTAGAGAAAGCCATCAAATCGCAGATGCTACATATAATTTTGAACCAATACCAGTAAATCAAGATTTTATAGTTGGTGGGGAAAGATTAAAAAGAGCTAGGGATAGCAACGGTTCTGCATCAAATATAATAGGATGTAGATGTGTTAATCAATATTCTGTGTCTTAGTTTTTCTTGTATTTCTTCCTTGCTCCTTTTTAGTCGCCCATCTACAATTTTCTTTACAATAATTCTTATTATTATCAATCCTATCAATGGTATATTCTTTTGATGGTCTCTCTCTCATATCTTCTAAAAAATTAACAAAATCATTTTTCCACTCGTCGCATACTTTTATTCCACGACCTCCCCAGTCTTTATATCTTGGATGATTTTTGTTATAGCATCTTGCTTTCATACAGCCCCAAGAATGATATGTGATACTTCTTATTCCTCTACTTGAATGATTATGTTTTGTTATTGCTTTTAACATCAAAGGTATTCTATTTTTTTTACATACTTCTATATTATAACATCCACAAGATTTTATATTTCCTTTTACTACATCATATCCTGTTATAATTTTTTCTTTTCCACATTTACACTTAAATAGCCATTTTGAATTATCTAAGTATTTTATTGCAGTTAAATAATTAAAAGTTAATCCTGTAATATCTTTAAAATTAATAGTTTTTGCTCTAATTTTTATTAACTCTAAATTATAACATCCGCAGGACTTAGCTAATCCTTTTGCTACTCCAGTTCCTGTTGTTATTATATAATTGCCACAATTACATTTACATAACCATTTTCTATTTCCTTTGTATTCAATGAAAGTTAGTCTATTAAATTTTTGTCCTGTTCTATCTATAAATTTTGGCATAATATTACATTAATGTTAATAACATATTTAACATTCTAGTATAGTATTTATAAATATCAAGAATATAATTAATTGCAGATGTGTTAGTATTTATTCTATTAGTTAATTCTGTTTTCATTAAAATCTATTGAGTTTAATAAATCTTCTTGTTCCTTTTTATTTTCATTCCTTGCTTCTTCATAATATTCTTTTTCTGCTACAGGAAAACGATTTTTAAATAATTCTTTTATTATTTTATGTTCTTCTTTAGAAAGAGAAATAATTTTTTCAAAAGAACGATTAAATCTATTAGGTTCTATACTATAAGTAGATAAACTATATTTTGGAAATAAAAAACCTTCTTTTTTTATTCTCACATCTTTATAATCTAATATATAATCAAAATAATATTCAAATTTATCTATATTATCTACTATCTCTTGTATTTTTGGTCTGATTATCATTTTATTTATTTTATTTATTTATAACTAGCAGAATATCAAATAGACAAAAATTTAATATATGTTATATATAATATATACTATTTTTTAAAAGTAAATAAAAAATCTACAAAATATATGAATGAAGAATTAGAAACTAAAGAAATTCAATTAACTAAGGCTTTTAGTTTTGAAATAAAGTCATTAGATGAGGAAGGAGTTTTTGAAGGTTATGGTGCAATATTTGATAATGTAGACTCTTATAATGATATAATAGTAAAAGGAGCTTTTAAAGACTCTCTTAAGAAGAGAAAACCAAAGTTATTGTGGCAACATAATACAGACCAGCCTATTGGTATTTATGAAATAGTAAAAGAAGATGACATAGGTTTATATGTAAAAGGAAAATTAGCTATAAAAACAGAAAAAGGACGAGAAGTATATGAATTATTAAAAATGGGTGCATTAGATGGTCTTTCAATAGGATATTCTTTATGGGATAGTGATAGTAAATATACTATAGATGAAAAAAAGAAAACAAGAACAATACAAAAAGCAAGTTTATATGAAGTGTCGTTGGTGACATTCCCAGCAAATCCGAAAGCACTTATAACAGATGTTAAAGAAGAAGAATTTGATAATGAAGATATAGAAGACAAAGAATTAGAGCAAAAAAGCATAGAAGGTTTTGATAGTGTAAGAGATTGCGAAGACTTTTTAAAAATAAAAGGTCTTAGTAGTAAAGAAAGTAAAACTATTATCTCAAAAATAATAGAAGTAAAAGAAAATTCCAAGAAGCGAGATGCTGAGGAAAAAACTATAGAAGCTCCAAAACGAGATGTTGAAGAGAAAAGTATAAATTCAAAATTACTAAGTGAAAAAAAATTAAGTGAAATAAATTTTTTACTTTCAAAGATTTTAACAAAATAAATTTTTAATTAAATAGGTACAAAACAATGACTGAAATACAAAAACCAGAAGTTGAAGTAGAAACAAAAAATAACAATATGTTAAATGAAATATCTACTAAACTTGATAAAGTAAATACAATGAATACTGAATATGCTAAATCAGTAGAAGACTTAAATATAAAATCTTCTAATATTGAAATTGAATTAAAATCAGTTAAAGATGATTTAGTTAAAAAAGACGAAGTAATAACTGCATTAGAAAAAAAATTAAATGACCCTTCAAAATCATTTAATGAAAATGAAAATGAAGATTTAAAACTTTATAAAAAAGGTTTTGAAACTTATTTAAAAAAAGGAAAGATTATTAGTGAAGATTTAGCTAAAAAAGGACTTACTTCTATATTTGGAGAAACTATTGATTTAGAAATAAAATCAGATGAAGGAAATGGTTTTATAATGGATATAAAATCTCTTAATTTAGAACAAAAAACAATGAGAGTAGGAGTTCAAACAGATGGTGGTTATTTAACTAGACCTGAATTAAGTACTACACCAATCACTAGAATATTTGAAACTTCTCCTATTAGAGAATTAGCTAGTTCTCAACTTATAGGAAGTTCTGAGTTAGAACTTATAATGGATGATGATGAAGCTTCTTCTGGTGGATGGGTTGGTGAAGAAGAAACAAGAGGTGATACTAATACTCCTAAAGTTGGAAAGCTTACAATTCAAGTTAAAGACCAATTTGCTCAACCTAAGGCTACTCAAAAATTACTTGATGATGGTATTATCAATGTTGAAACTTGGTTAGCTGAAAAAATTAATGAAATAATTACAAGAACAGAAAATACAGCTTTTGTAAATGGTACAGGAGATAAAAGTCCTAAAGGAATATTAACTTATTCTGCTTGGGCTTCTGCTGGAACTTATGAAAGAGATAAACTTGAATATGTAAAATCAGGAACTAATGGAGTAATAAAAGCTGATACATTAATGGAAATTCAGGACTCTTTACTTGATGCATATCAAGCAAATGCTGTTTGGATAATAAATAGAACTGCATTTACAAAAATTAAACAATTAAAAGATGGTGAAGGAAATTATCTT